CATCTGGTCCTATGGAAACATCAAGAACATTGGCCGCGAACAAGAGATTTTCAATCCCTGCATTCACAATGAAAGTATCAGGACCCATCATATAGTTGGTTCCGTGAACAATCTTTTTGAGAACCAGATTCCTGAATTCCGTTGTGACCTTCTCATAATCCATGCCGAAGAACAGAGTTCCCAGACTCTTGTAGAAATCCCGGCCAGGTGTTTCCAATGCCGTTATAAGATTTAAGTCCTGCGCCAGGTATGCGGTACAACGTGCTTCACTCTGGGAATTATCTGGCTCACATAGAATGAATCCTTCATCTGCTATCAGCATCTCCTTTGCATAGTATGGAATGTTTTGGATCTGGGTCCCACACCAGAAGTTGGATTTGTTGCTGGCCATTCTATTTGTTTCCGTCCCAAACGGGTTTATTGTGTAAAGCATCCTCCCATTCTTCTGGACGAAATCAAAATATGTACTGATGGCTTTGCTGTTCTCGCGATAGGAGATAATCCTGCTGGTGAAGGCAAAAAGAATTGGATGCTGCTCACCTACTGCTGAAAGATTCTTTTCATCCGTTCCACGAACTATCCTCTGCTTCTTTCCATCCACTTTCTTAAACCCAATCTTCGGGTCTTTTGCTCCAAGTATATCGTATACGTAGGTTTGTACTTGCCGGTAAGAGCCTGGATTAAAACCCGATGGTTTTTTTGCACGAATATCTCCTTTATCATCAGCCATTATTTGAAGCTCTTCCAACATTTTTCCTACTACGATTTCACGGGCTGCGCGCAACTCCTTTCTTTTATCATTATCAATGAGGAACCCTTCGAATCCACAGTAAAGCGAAGGATAGACCAGTTTGAATTGGGTCGCATAATTGCGTCGAGCATAGACGGGCAAATGTCTAAGATAGTACAGGCAAATCCTTGCGGTGTTGAATGTATCCCTTCCATTGTATTCCCAATATTGACGGATATCTCCACTCTTTGAAGCCTCTTTCGCCTGCTGTTTCCATTGCCGATAGTCTGGCAAAGTAATTGAAGCAACGAAATCAAGACTTTTAGGTAGAGATACATATTGTGCGTGGGCCATTCCCATAGTATCCAGGCAGAAGTTTCTTGGCCAGGCTCTGTATACTATTGAATGGAGGCAGTCATACATTCCGTTATGCATACACTTAGGAATATCCGTAGCATTCATTTCCTGCATGAACAGGATCGCCTGCTTGAATTCCCAGTCTGACATCCAGTGGGGTTCCATGAAATTAAAAAATGGAAGAACATAGGTCACAAACTTCCCTGCTCGTGTGAAAGCTGTATAGGAAACACAGGTGATAATAGTGATTCCATTTTCTACAGCTTCCGATTCTTCCTCAGTATCCCCAGAAATCATTGTTCCTTCTGGGGAAACTGTCACTGTTTCTATGTCATACGCCATGAAAAGGGAATCATTAAGAACAATCTTGGCTTCCCTGAAAGTATCCAAAGTCTCAAGAACCTTGAATGTGAATCCTTTGTTTGTCTTTACATCCAGATGCTTGAACTTTTCCAAGTCAGTCTGAAGTAGAAAACGTCCATGATCGACAGTGTTTATCTGTGCAAGAGAGTTGCCGACAATAACAGGAACTGAATAATCAAGGCGACTGCCACGATATTCATTAAGAGTCGGAGTCCCCGGCACAACATTGGCAAGGGTCTTTTCATTGCAAAGAAAGATACCGTGGCAGCCACTTGTTTTTGCAAGGTCAATGAGCTGGGAAATTGATAGTGTTCGTGAAGTAGAAAGTGCCGCATAGCCTTGTTCCCTTATGAAGTATTGTAGTACATTAAGGTAGTTCTGTTCTAGTGGATCATAATTCACCAGAATTTTCATGCCTTATTCCTTTTGATATCACGATAGGTACGCTGGAAAGAGCCGTGCGGATATTTGAAAGTGGTTGGCATTCTACTTGCCGTAAAAACAGAACGTGCATAGACAATAACCATCTCAACCTTCTCAAGTCCAGTCTTTGCCAAGAGTTTCCGAATCTTCTTACAGCGTTTTGCGTTCATGATTTTCTCCTAAGTGGAAAACACAAAAAGGGAAGAGGATTTCTCCTCCTCCCCCTAATCTTTACTCTTGTGAGGGTGCCGGAATAATCCGGAGTCTCAGCCAATTGTTCACGTTGCCATTCTTATCCTTGGACTTGGTATAGCTGACGCGTCCATAGAATTCGATTTCATTGGCAAAGAGTTCGAACGTATCATTCAAAGTCATTCCATCCATGGATTCCAGGTCACAAATCTTCCTGGCTTCCCGCTTGAAAAGCTCCAGTCCTTCTTTGGTTCCTTGGAAATTCAAGGTGAAAAGACTTCCATCAGGAACAGGAGGTTCTTCATCGGAAGAAAGTTCCAGAGTCTGGACAGTTGCAACAACAACCCGAATGGATTGCTTTACTCCATCATCATTCTCGAACTTGGCGATCTTTCCTGAAACGGTTTTCAGTTTGTAATCGCCAGCCGGAGGATTGATATATTCTGCTGCTTCCTGAAATTCGTCCAGGGTTTCGTCAGCAATGGATTCCAGATCGAGGAGGGTAGATACTTTGCTCATTTTGATTCCTTCTTAACAGGTTGTGGTTTGGGTTTTGGTTTCTTGCTCTTGCAAGGTTTCGGTGTTACGTTGAATGGTTGCTCATGTGGATAATGGGATTTTTCCATTTACTTTATGATTCCTCCCTTAACAAGGATTTCTGCCATAGTAATTTCAGCAGCTGATTCAACCTTGATTCCAAGTCGTGATTTAGTTTGTGTATTCAAAGCGTAGGTTGTGCTCGATCCTCCTACATGCTTTTTGTTCCTCACCTCCAGATTGACAATGGTTCCGAAATATTTACCTACCCGTGTGGAAAAGTTCTTGGTTCCCATGAGCGGATAGATCTTTGTACGAATGAGGGTTTTGTTTGGTCCAGTTCCTGAATATTCCTCATCGTAAAGTGTGTGGGTCAAGACAACAAAATTGGTATTCTTCCCGAGCTGGACAACTTGGAGAATATTTTTCAGCCAATTGTTGATCGTTCCCCACTCCTGGATTTGCAGAATTGCATCTTCTGGCTGTCCTTTCAGCAGCGCATTAACTCCACAGTCTGCAAGCTGAGAACCTGTATCAATGATAACAAGTTCATTGTGGTTCATCTTGTTGAGATTGAAAACCTGGGTGGGAGCATTTGTTTTTGAGCAAGCCAGACAGTTGATGCGCCCATGTTCCTCACAGAGAACTACATCTTCCTTTGCTGAAAACATCTTCAGCATTGTGCTCATTGCATGAGGATCTTTTCTCGTGTCGCATATTCTAAAGAGCTGAATCTTTGCAAGAGCAGAATCAGGAAGGCCCATTGAGAGAATAGTGTCGTGCCCATTTTCTAGGTCCAAATACACTATCCTTTCTATTGCTGGGATTAAAGCTGCTGTTGCTGCCAGCCTTGTTTTTCCGCACCCAGAATCTCCGTATATCAGAATAGAGTGGCTGGAAGATTGCTTTTCTCTCGCCTTTTTTAAGGCTAGCATGTCCATATCAATCCTCCTTTTTCTTTCCTGAGATGTGCTTCCATAGCATTTCTCCTACAGAAATGAACCACAGGATCACCAGGAAAAGGATAATAAATTCAAGAAAGAGCTGGATCATTTAAGCTCCTTGGCAACAAGGGTTGTGTATCCTGCGATGTCATCCCAGTGATCTTTATGATCCGGATCTCCGGCAAGGATTCTTCCTATCTTATGTGCCGTCATATCCAAAGCTTCTCTTTGAGTCGGACTGAGATAACTCCACTTGCTTGAGTTGTGCATGTGATATTTGATTGCATCTGTGATGGCAGCGTGAGTTCCAAAATCTCCATGAGTCTTTCCACGTTCTGCCAGGATTTTCTCAATCGTTTTATCTTCTTCTACTACGGACTTGAATTCCTGCTCAATCGGAATATTTACGGTCTCATTTTCACGCCTCTTAATGTCGATCAGCATTCTCCTCTCCATTTTCAAAAGACTTCGATACCTGTCGAGAGAAACGTATGCTGTTTTCCCATCTTCCATTTTTCTATATCCTTTCTATATGATCTTGGATTAGCTCATCCAGTTTGAAGGTGAATTGATATTCGGTTTCGTCAGGTTCTTCCTTCTTCGGAGTATCCAAAGCATGAAGTCCACAAGTTCCGAATTCTGAGCAGGGCTTATTGAATTTAAGACAGCTTTCTCCACGTTGCGGAAAGATTCCCATCTCCATCATCTCTTTTATTCTCTTGACATCTATGCCCAAGGTAATAAAAAAGTTGAGCCGATCCTTCAGGCTCTTTGGGAAAATCAATGGGGATATTCTTGTCCCATATCCATCCGTGTTAGTGATCTGCCCGACGAAATAATAAACGTCGTAATCTGCATTCTCCTTTCCCACAATTGCGTCCAGGATTACACTGTAACCGATAAGCTGGTTTGAATTCATATACAGTGGATCCAGGACGTGAAGATTTAACCCGGTTGTTTTGAAATCCAGTACTGCATGTCTTGCTGTGTATTTATTTTTGAGGGCCAAGTCAAGATATCCGACATAATAAAACACATCGTC